AAGCGCGGCTGAAGTGGGCCGAGCTTGAAGCCAAGGACAAGCCCTGCGATCTAACCATGATGAAGGGAATCTTTGATCGCTACGAGCGCGACGTCATACCAAAAAAAGGCGAGCGCACCCAGAAAGACAACCTGGCCGAGCTAAAACAACTGCGTCCCATGTTCGACGGGGCGCCCATCGACTCAATCACGCCAGCCAATATTGCTGGGTACCGCGATGCGCGCACCGCAAAGGTTCGGGCCAACCGGGAAATTGCCCTGCTCTCCCACGTATTCAACCTGGCCCGGGAATGGGGTCTTACCGAACGGGAGAACCCGTGCCAGGGCATTCGGAAGAACAAGGAAACTCCACGCGACTACTACGCCAACGCGGCAGTTTGGGATGCGGTCTACGGGATGGCAGAGCCAGAGCTCAAGGAAGCCATGGACTTGGGCTACCTGACGGGTCAGCGGCCGGCCGACGTGATCGTCATGCGCAGTGATGACACTGAGGGGGATTACTTCCTGGTTACGCAAGGGAAGACAAAGCTGAAGCTCAGGATTCTTATGCGCACGGAGGCAGGGGAAAACAGTTTGGGGAAATTGATTAGGGAGATAACGGAGAGGAATGCACACCACCCTTCCAAGTATCTGCTGATCAGCAAGCATGGCAAGAGGATGACGAAGGGGATGTTGCGCTTGCGCTGGGACAAGGCGCGGGACAAGGCGCAGCAAAAAGCAATCGATCAGGGAGACCAGATGCTCGCCGCGAAGATTGGCGGGTTTCAGTTTCGCGATATCCGGCCAAAGGCGGCATCGGAAATCGTCGATATTGGTGACGCAAGCCTGCTGCTGGGGCATAGCCAGCAGGAAATTACCAAGCGGGTTTACAGGAGGATTGGCGCTACCGCGAAGCCGTCAAAATAGGAAAGTTCTGGAACACTTCCACAATAGTTATGGAACGCCTGACAAAAACCGCCTTTTCCTGCCCAACCCCCAGAAATGCAAAAGCCCCGCATCAGCGGGGCTTTCGTGTAAATCTTGGCGGGAAACCAGGGATTCGAACCCTGGGAACGCTATTAACGTTCGCCGGTTTTCAAGACCGATAGGAAAATACAAGCAGGGATAGCCTTAGAGGCTAGGTGGCGTCCCATAACGTGAAGAAAACGACAGAGCTGGAGACCGCATTCTATCAGGGGTGCGGCTTTAGTTCTGGGACCGTTTTACAACCCTCCCCCGGCGTCCTGCCACCGAACACAAAACCAAAATCTGCTACAGCTCGTCGCCTCAAATCGCGCAACGATCAAACCTCGATTACTGTATGCGCATACAGTATTTGGATTTACCCACCATGCACATCGATGAAGACACCTGCGAGTGGCTTGACCTCCCATCGCCCCTGGAAATGTACAAACATCACGCGGCGTTGCTCGAAGACGAGATCGCCGCGCTTCATCTACAACTGCGCAAGGCCCGGGATAACGTCCGGGGCCTGGTGCAAATGAACGACGAGCTTGCCACCGGCAAAGCCATTGCCGAGACCGCGCTTAAAAAGGCTCTTGCTGACGCGGGCAGGCTCAATCAAGAAACCTCAGAAATGGGCCGTCGCATAAATGGTCTGATGGCCGTGGTCGAACAGCGTGACCACCTGTTTAGGGAGAACCAGCGGTTGCTGATGGAGAGGAATCGCACCTCTACTGACACGCATTGACCGCTGCAACCAACTGCCGCTCATAGCCAATACGCTGCCGGCGCTCAGCCAGCAAAGCACGCACCTTAACTTCCAGGCTATCGGACTTCTTCAAGCCGGTAGCTGCCCATGGCGGCACCGCTACCTCTTTCGTCTTGCACGGCACCTGCACCGGCGTCCTGCCGACCGAACGCAACCCCCTATTCCCCCAGGCTGTCATACGCCTGCTCGCAGGTCAGGCCCCGGGCTCTGGCTTGGTCAGCCACTGTTGCCAGATCACCCGCTCGCTGGTCAGCGCGTTTGAGCACGTCGGCAAGCACCATGACGGCACGGGTAGCTGCCGCGCTTGCGGCGGCAGTGCAGGAATTGCCGCTGGCTTGACTGGCTGCGATGCGACTGGCAAGGCCGTCGGCTGCGCTGCGCAACCTGTCAGACTCACGGTTAGCAGCAGTGACAGCAGCAGCAGCGGTATCGATAAGAGCTTGGCCATTCTGGACTACCTTGTTGATCGCCTGTTGGCGGGACTGTTCTTTGGCGCGCTCTGCGGCCTCGTTGGTGGCCTGGGCGGCTTCATCACGCGCATCCCGCTCGCTCCACTTTGCCTGCCACTCGTCATTGGTGACCGTCACACCGTGGTGGTACACGCCAAACAGAGCAACAGCCACCAGCAGCAGCGCGACTATATAAGGAAGGATCTTCAGCAAGATCGTGCTCATGCTGAGGCCACCCCTATAGCAATTGCCTGGGTTCCAGTCTTCCCGGCAAACAGCGCAGCCTCGGCCGCCCTGCGCCGAGTCAGGCCGCGCATCGGCTTACCCGCAGCGCGGTTCCAGCGGGAAAACTGTGCTGCAGCGCCGGCCATGTCGCCAGCGTTGACCAGATTCAGCAGCGTCGAGCCTTCGAAGTTGCCCGCGCCGAGGTTGTAGACGAAGTCGACCAGCGCATCGAACTGACCCTGGTCTACCCCACCAGTGACTGCGCACGAGACCGTCAACTCGCGCTCGGCCAAGTCTTCAAGCAACTGGGCATCAGCCTTGGCCTGTGTCCATACAAGCCCCTGAGCGACTTCGGGACCAGTGTGGCCCCAGCCGATTGTCCACGGCGCTCCACCTGTGGCAGGGTCTGGATAGGCGCTCAACGAGCAGTTTTCAAAGTGCTTCAGCACGGCGATGCCGTTTTGAGATATGCGCATTTCTCAAGCTCCATGAACAAAAACGCCGGCTTGGCGGCCGGCGTTCGGGAGGATCTGCAGCAACTGCTGCTCGGTGATTGGCATGGCTTTTCTCCAGGCGAAAAAAACCGCACAAGGCGGCAGAGGTCGATCGGCGATGGATCAGCTCGGCTGTACTGGCCAATCGATTGTGGTGGGGAACCCGGCCTGATCTGGCACTCGATTAACGTCGACCCTGTATTGCTTCCAAAGTTTAAGGTTTGCTTTGTCGACATCGGTAGCGCTGTCGAGGTCTATCGCGTCTTGCAGCGGCGCAATGCGAAATGCTGCCAGCGTTAATAGGTAGTCGCGGCGGTCGTTAGCAATTGCGGTCAGCTCTCCCAGCGTTGGCTCCGGCTCCGGTTCCGGTTCGGGCACCAATGGCGGTGCAACTTTGAATCCGTTATCAATAGTAACTTCGAGCCCCGCGCACATCCCGTTCACGGCTTCCGCATATTGCTCTTGCGTAATTTCAATCGCATCAGAAAACGGCTCGGTGGAAATTTGTCCGTTGGCGGCGTATGGCATTATTTGACTCTCATATAGTAAGTGACACCGATGTTTTTAGAGCGGGTCTCATTGCCGATGCGCGGAGCACCGTTTGTGCCGTCAGTGACGGGGTCGCCTGTCGTAGCCGACTGCCCGATGCCGCTCGCTGGAGCTGGGAGCTGCCAGCTTTGTGCCGAACTTAGCGATATGAATGCTGTTGCAGGGCTAAGCGGCGAATGGCGATGGCCATGCCCTTGGTCGGCCTCAATCCCACCGCTGTTACCCGCGCGCAAACTGCGCCGCTCAGTGTTGATAAGTTGCACTGTTTGCCCATTGATTGGGCTGCCGGACAAACTTACAACAGCCGTTGCAATAACAAGTGGTGCCGAACCCGTGACGCTCTCAGAAGTTAGCACTCCGGTGTTGTAAGCGTCTGCAGCCGTCATCTTGATATAGCGGTAAGCGCTGTTGTTGGTCGGTGGCTGGCTTACACCTGCGATATTATCAAACACAGCGATGGGCACACCCACTGGCTGGTAAAGCCAGGGATCGGCCGCGACTGTCGGCGGTAACGGATCACGTAATACAAAATCAGTGCCGTCGTATTCAATGTCGCCGAGCTGGCCCACAGCAAATACTGCAGCTACCTTGGCGCCAGTCGAGTCGTACTGTTTAAGGTTCTGGGTGCCCCTTCCGGACACGTTAATGGTGTCGTTACCGGTACTGTTCTGGCTGAACTTCACCCGAAATCGCAGCGGAGCTGCGTATGCGGAAATCGCTGGAACCGGAGCGAGCGTAAGCGCACCAGGAACGCCAGAAGTTGTAAACGCGGTAAAGGCCTGGGACTGGGTAGCATTTGCGAGTTTCTTTGCAGTAACAGCGGCTGCGTCATCAACGCCGGCGTTGACAATGGTCTGTGTGGCGATCTTCAACCAACCGAAAGCGGTCTCCGTCGCTTGTCCGATATAATTGGCTAGCTTTTGAGCAAGCTTAAGTGGAGTGATGGCAGTGGAGTCATCAGTCCCTGCGATAGCTTGCGGATTCGTCGACAGCTTCAAGATGCCGGCGGCTGTCTCGCTGGCTTGGCCGGCCGCACTACTTTGAACAATTTTGGCAATCGCCAGAGCCAACTGGTTGTATTGCCCTTTTGCCGGGGTTATTCCGCCGGCGGCCAAAACGTTGAGATTCTCCATCATGAGCATGTTCATAAATTCGGCGGGGAGAATCGTCGGAGCTGCGCCCGTCGCTGGGTTGCCGTCTGTGAAGAACCCCACAGTACCCGGCGAGGTGCTGGCCGGGAGTAGCGGCGCAACAGACGAGTTATCAATTTGATACATCTAGGGCCTCACGAATAATGGAACTGCAAGATGGTGTGTGCTGGTTTGGCTTCGGATAGCTCGCACTCGAGGACTTTGTTTCCCCAGGACGACAACGGTTCGCCGGCGGCCGATTGCCCGGCCCGGAAATAGTTGACGGTGTTGAGTTTGGTGTTGATAGACCAGGTGAAAAACCAGTCAGTACCGCCGAGCTGCTGACCGCAGACGCTTTGCCCGCAACGAAACGGCGCGTACTGGGTGATGGTCACGGAGTAGCCGAGGCCGAGCGCATAGGCGATGAAGAACTGCATCGACTGGCCGCCGGTGCTGGTGAGCCGCGCCACGACCTGGTTGCGGCGCCCATGAAATGTGGGTGCCACGCCCGCGCAGGGATCTGGCAGGCCAAGCGTCTGTTCCCACTCGGTCAGGAAGTTGACTGTGGTCGAGGGGAACATGTCGGTGAGCAGACCGAGGCCTGCATCACTCAAACGCTGAAACGTCGGGGCAAAACAGGAAACCGCCTGGGCCTGAACACTCGAAAGCTCTTTGGGCCAGACCCGGCCGCGAGGCAACAGCCCGAGCAGCGCTGACGTGAAGTCGGCACTGGTGAACGAATACTTGGACATGGAGGCCTCACGCATACATGACGGGGCCCAGAGTCGGCAGATGGCCCAGCGTGTTGGGGATGTTGGCCACCGGGGACGTGATCACGAATCCCTTCGTGCCGGCGATTGCTGAAATCGCGGAACCGACATCCGAGAGGTCAACTGCCGACCCATCTGTCAGCGGAGCGCCCTGCTCCGTCAAGACTTCCGCGATTGCCAAAGCAATGGCAGCGCGGGTTGCAGTACTGGCGCCGGTGAGGCCTGTCAGCGTGAAAGGGATAGGGTTCGCTAATGGCGAGCAGACATAGGTCATCGCCGTCACGGGCTGCTCGACAAAGATGCTGTTGGCCACGGCGAGTTGGTCGCCGGAGGCAAGGTTTCCAGAGGTGACCCGGTTGTCGTTGGCCGAGACCCCGTTCGTGCCTTGAGGGAAGCCCTGATTCGCTGAGTTTGCTCCGTCGAACATCACGTATACGACGACGGTGCCTGTGCCGAAGCTGTTCGGCGAACACCACGCACGGGTAACGCCAGGCACAGCCAAGGCCCATGCCACGTAGTCGTTTTGGGAGCCGCCATTAGGCGTGCTCTGGTATGCCGCCAGCATCCGTGCGAATAGCGAGTCTTCTGTTTCCTGGTCGAAGCCGTCGGTGATAACCGCGGTAACGGCGCCGCTTGACTGCACTCCGGGAATTGAGGCCCCCAAAGTCATCAGGCTGTCCACCGGGGTATTGCCCGCCGAGCCCGCGATATCTGCTGTCACCGTTACCGCGATTGAGCCGCCGCTCCCGGCCGTGACTGTCGCTTGTGTTGTGAATGTCGCCGAGTCACCTCGGACGATTTGCGTGCCTTCGTCGATGATCGCGCGGGCGCTGGCCGGCAGTGTCACCACCATGCTCGCCTGACTCGCATCTTTTTGATAGACGTTCTTGAGCGCTGCCCAGGCTTGCAGGAACTCGCCGGACGCCGTGTACGGAACCCCCTGCTTCGCGATCCAGTCCAGATAGCCGTAATTCAGGTGGTCAAGGCCAGCCAGCGCCTTACCCAAAATCGAAACATTTGAAAAGCGAAGAAGGCCATCGGCCGTGGGAAGACCCGATGTGATATCTGCAGCGACCCGCGATCGCAGGTCAGAGAGCGTGGGTCTCGAAAACGGCATGGTTGATAAACTCCAGGCAATAAAAAACCCGCACTGGGCGGGCCGGTTTCAACAGGCGGTGTCAGGTCTGACGCCACACCCAGTTGAACTTGAGATCGGTGGTCGTTCCGTCTGTGCGGGTGATCCGAACAACGGAATACAGCGTGCTTTTACCTCCAATGGTGGTGGCCACCTTCACGCCGGCGGCAACCTGGTCATCGATGATCCACTGCAGAGCCTCTTGCATGTAAATCTGCGCAAGGTTGGCTACCTTGGCATCCAGCCGCGAGCGATCAAGCAGCCAAAGTCGAGAGCCAATCGGGACGTCTTCACCTTCATCACCCCACCAGCCCCGGCGATCCGTACCACCATCAGGCGGAACGTCATCCGGGTTGGCGAGCCGATCCGTGAACAAGCTGATCAGCACGGCTGTGGCCAGGTCATCGCCGCTGGCCAGCGCACCGCCACTGATTGACCAGTCGCCGGTGCCGCTCTCCACAATCCAGATTGTCGTGATATCGGTCATTGCAGTTGGTCCGGTACAGGGCTGGACGCGTGGTGGTGCCCGTTGTAGATGGTGCGCATCTGCGCCACGGTATGCGGGTTGGTCTGATAGTTGTCCTGGATATCACCGCTGACCTTGAGGATTGGCGTCTGCATCACCACGCTGTTCGAGGCATTGATGGTCACGACGGTGGCATTGTTGACCGTCACCGGGCTGCCAGCGGCCTCGATGACGATGCCCGCGGCATTGGTGAGGTAGACGTGTTTTCCCTGCAGGTCGTACAGCATGGTTTCGCCCTTGGTCAGACCCAGCGGACGACTCGCCTGGTGCCCGGTCGCAACCACGACACCTTTCGAACGGTCCCCGCCAAGGAAGACGACCAGCACGTCTGAGCCGTCCGGCGGTACCGAAGTCAGGCCAAACTCGGCAATTCGCGGCGTATCGTCCCGCGTCTCGTCATCATTAAGGGAGATCTGAAGTAACTGTGCCGGCTGACTGTCATCGGCGAAGGTGATGCGGCCCCAGCTCGACATCAACTGAATTCGGCGCCAGAGGCGCTGCATAATTCCTTCTGCGTCAGTAATTCCGGTCATTGATGCACCTGGGCGACATCGCCAAATAGAGGGGTCAGGTTGATGGGTTGCGGCACGAATGCTGATGGCGGCATGAGCGTTAATTCGGCAGTCGTTCCCCGACCGTTGGCGCGCAGAAAGGTTACCTCGGTGATCAGCAACTCTGCGTAGTTCAGGTTGAGTCTCGGGAGAGACACAGGAACAAGCGTATTTGGCTCCCACAAGGCTCCGGACTCATCTCTCCAACTGTCGGTGACCAAACGAACAACCATCGACCGCCCGGCTCGACGCGCGGCCTCCCAATGAGCCCGCTGAATGGCTATATCATTCCCAAGTCCGCCGCCCTCGGAAATAATGACCATTCGCCGATGGCGCAAACAGTTTGGATCGGTCGCTACACCAAGTTTATTGCCGGCCTCGCCCGCATCCAGATAAGTCTGAGTTGACTGAATGTAGGCTCTGTACTCGGAGTAGCGGAGATTTGCCGAATAATCGATATATGCGTTCTGAACATTTACGCCCTCAGCAAATCCGCTTACTACTGCGTGATTACTGGTTTGGGAAAGATACAGCCCGCCGTCTGGCAAGTCGTAAGCAAGTACAGCCGAGCCTCTCGCCACTCGGTCAATAATTTCGAACGCTGACTCGCCCAGCATTATATTTATTTGCGGCAGTATTGGTAATTCGTCGGAGGC